GAGAACGAGGCAAACGGCACGAGGGAACGAGGATCAGTGAAAACGGACACCGGTCTGTACAGTTTAAGGGTTCTCTTCAAAGGGGTCTCACCCAAGATAATAACTTTACCACCAGCCATAATGTATTTGTTAATCCATACAATTTGCCATTTATTTAGCTTCGGATAACTTAATGAATCTGATTTTAATTCTATCCAAAAAACTTCATTACTCATTACAGCATGAACGTCAGGAATACCATTGATTGTACTAGATTCTACGCGGGTTAAGAAGCAATTAGTCAGTCCTTTTTTTACCTTTTGCCATAGCCTAGTTTCCCCATTTTTATTAGACATGATTAAGTAAGTATTTTATATTTTTAATTTCCTAATTGATTTAATTACTGCTGTTGGAATAATAGTTGTTGCACCAATATTGTCAAACGTTGGTTTATCTTTAGACTTAATGTAATCACTAAATATTCTTGTAATTCCATTTTTTTGACTAAGTAAGTAACCTTTAGATACACATACAGGCAACTGTTCTTTGCTTAAATCTTTTGTGCTGCTCCAACCAGCATCACCTTCGATATCAAGCCACTCTATTTCAACAAACGGATAATCATCAATGATGTTTCCGAGATTCTTAAAATCAAAGTTTAATATTTTAGATTGTTGTCGTTTCTTTTTAGTCATCAATCTCTACCTTAATTTTACCAATTGAAGTGGTGATGGTGGAGTTATGTACTTGGTTAAAAACATCTAACCATTCCGACCAACTAGCTTTCTTCAATTGCTGTAACGTCTTCGGACTCAACCTCAATCGTTTTGGCATTGAAGCCATCGATTTTGTTTGATAGTTCCTCAAGCTTTTTTTCAAGTTGCTCACGTGACATACCCTCCAAACCACTAACAGTCACCTCTTTACGATCCACGTAAGCTCCAGCTAATTGACCTGATCTGTATTCAGCATTTATAGCAGCAGCGTATTGTTTATCTTTTTCGGCTTTGTCAGAAATTCTTTCTAACCTCTTAAATCTTCTAAGGTTGTCACTTTCATATTTCTTTTTTTCAAGATCAAATAATTTATCAAAATAATTTGCAATATGAGGACTGTGTTTTCTAGATAACATTCTAGAAGCAACAGATCCGTAATCTCTCTCATTAGTACACACATAGCCTGCACGCTTTAATGCTTCAGCTTGTGTAATCGAACCCCAATCTTTAACATAGATTTCAACAAACATTTTTTGTTTGGGTGTTAAATCTAATTCAGTTCTTAACGATTTCTTTTTAAGTCCACCAGGCATTATTTTCTACCTTTTGGTTTTTTAGGTGTGAATTTTCTTCTTACTTCACCTCTTGCATAACTATCCGCAGAAGTGTGAGACATATGAATTTTAGCACTATCATATTCATCAGTATAAAGTTTTTGTTTTTCTTTGTTGCCAGGAAATAGTTTTTTAACTCTATCTTTAGCTAACATAAATAATTGTTTTCGCATATTTCTACTATATAGATTATTCTAACCTAATGTAATAGCCCTAAAAAGTTTCGATAGCGTTCCCGCAAGAGTGGTGTATCCCAGATACACCATAGATACACCATAGATACACCACTAAAATTGATTAAAACCATTGGTATAATTGACTAATAGAACATTAGATACACCAGATACACCTCTTTTACCCCCTGAGCACTTTTCTTTTTCAATCACTCTAGATAATCTATATAGTAGAAATTTTTACCCCTCACCAGGACACTATAGATGAACTGAAACTTCATCAATTAAGTTCCACTAATGGCTAACTAAAGCCTAAATTAACAATAACAAAAGGAGATCGTTATGATCATAGAGAAAAACACTAAATACAACCAATACTCGACAAAAGCATTAAGAGATAAAACAAATGATAAATTTGATAGTATCATTTTGCATACCTTTATGCGAATAGCCCATATAAAAAAGCATTATGGAGGTACAAAATCACAATACCTTAATGCTGGACATTTGACCGTTTTGTATACTATCTGGTGTTGGATACCCCTTAAAAATAGACATACTCATTGGTTTACTGTTGCAGAATTGCAACATGCCATTGATAAATATCTTAAGTTTGACATGTCCACATTAAATTTAAACAAATACTTAGAAGACCTGATGATGGGTCAGTTCTTTGATGTAAGAAGAAGTGGACGTGCCTGGAGCTACAGAGTACGTAAAAATGAGGGTGCTGAGTCTAAAAATTAACCGTTGCCCGGTATCCGGTATTCTGTTACAATTTAGCTGTGTTCATTCACAATTGGTTAATTACTCCTGGAGGCTTTTCGAGGAATTGCTCCCTATGTTTTCCTCCGGGAGTTAAATTTGTCCGTCCCCCATGACTAGTCTTCTAATCTTTTTAAATTTTCTTTTAATATTAACTTTTTAATAATTCTTCTCTCCTCTTTACTTCCACATTCTCGATACCTTTTATATAAATCTCGATACCGAATCCAGGATACCTGTAATTTGGTAAAATGTATTTTACCTGTATCTACCATTTTCATGTACTCACCTCTTACAAAATCAGGATCCATGTCAGCACCCCAACAAACGTCTTGAAAGTCAATACTATTACTTACAAACCATTTATGGGAGTCATGTTTATGGTAAGTTTCTTTTTTAAAACCAGATGAAGTTACTGCGTCCTCTAACGCCTGCACAAGTATAGCTTGGAATAGTCTCTGTTCTGCAAAAGCTTTAGGTTTTACAATCTCCAGGCTCAATTTAATGCCCAAAAATTTTAGTAAGCTGGGAGCACAGTTCATAGGCTTTCCTCTTATCCAATGGAGTATTTTTACGCTTACGACCACGGCCTCTTGCAGGAGTCCTTACATATACATCGATATACAAATCCCACATACGCTCAAGATAATTCATCCGGTCTTCACCAGACATAATTTCCATTAAAATTATAGATTCTTTAATTAATCTCTTTTGAGTCGTATCCATTTGCATAACCACGATGCGGGAAAAGATATGGATGTAGTAATGACACCGTGGTTAAGCATTCGTAACAACCAGAGTTAAACCTTTAGCTTTCGCTGCAGCTTTTCGCCCTGATCGCCATCTATCCTCGATCTTGTCGAGAAAAGAAAGACTGAAATTTCCTAAACCAAAGTCATTTCCACAATACAATTGAAACATCAAACTAGTTAACTCATCATAAGTTTTCTTGTTTGGACACACCATCACTAGCTTGTCCAACGCCTTGTTTAATGCTTCCTCACTACTCTTCTTCATAGCTTTACCCACAAAAATATCCTTTTATTAAAGTTAAATTTGAGTGTTAATTGTTAAGTGAAAATAAAGTGTTTTGAAAGCCCCACTTATTTCATTTAGGCTTAGGAATACTATTTAATTAATAACTATTTAAATTTTGATTGCAAGTAAAAAAAAGGGGCCAGTCTCCCGGCCCCTATCCAACACTAAGGCTAGTAAGTGTTTGTTATTACTTCAAGAGTTTCTTTCCTTGATTTAATAAATTCTCTTTCATTTTAGGTTCAGCAACACCTTCTTTCTTAGCGATCTTTTTAATAGAATCACTAACCATTTTTTTTATCATGTTGCCTGGGTTTCTAAGGCCATTCTCCCCCATAGCCCTAATAATTGTGTATGATTCGATATCTACAGCAATTGATTTCCATTTGTTTACGTCCATTGTTTCTCCTATTTGTCTTGATACTCTTTAGATTTATAAAACTCAACTAAATTTATTTTATTTCTTTGAGTAAGCCCTGCGTTATAGATACGCTCAATGATCGCAATATAATCAGCAGTAGATGTACCAGTTAAAAACCATGAAGATTTACTTTTACAAGCTGTTTTAAATCTTCTGTGATCAAACTTAGGATGTTTGTCTGCAACAATATAAGACACCACCATCGAACGTTTAAATCTTTTGTTCTTAGTAGACTCCATACCATAAAAGTATTTTTTAAGTTGCATTAACTGTGATCCAATACGATCAGTATGTTCAATACCTCCTGCAGGAATTACAAATCGTCCTGTTTTAAAATCATTACTGATTCTTGTCCACAAGGAAGTTTGTTTTAATAATAGAACCACCATCTCTGCAACATTAATTCCATACTGCTGCATTTTGTTTCTACAAATACGGTAGTCCATTTTATTTCTTGCACAGTGCTGATCTAAATAATTTTCCATAGACCAGTTCTTACGACCTGTGTTTAGTCTAGCCACATCCAATGGATCATCAGAGTCCATAATAATAAATGGAACTTTTAAATCTAATTGTTTTCTAGCTTCTAATGTATGTTGGCCATCAATGACCTCCATGTTTTTATTTACACGAATTGGATCGTATAAATCTTTTTCTTCAATCAACTTTTTAAGTTGTTGTACGTGTGCTTCATCTACAGGTCTATTACCTCTAGTTTTTTTGAACTTACTGTAATCAGTAGTTTCAAAAAATTTATTATTTATAGCTTTGTTCATATCTTTTCCTCCTTGGTTAATAGAACATTAAATATCCCAGTGATGCAAAAATAAATAATAATACTTTTGCAGGGATAATGGTTAGTAATGCAATAAACATCATACTAAATATCAGGTCTTTCATCGGCTCCCCTCATCTGATCTTGTATTAGTTTATTAGCAATGGTTTCATTGATAGGATAAATTGGCATGTCTTCAAAGTTCATTGAACACTGTTGCAATTTTCTCATCATGTCTTGGTACTCATCGTCTTGATACTCTAACGGTTCACCACCAATTGTAGTTTTCGGTAGCCGTGATAGAAGTTCATCTACTTTCGTACTCCAATCCTTGAATACTTGTGAGTCTGATTTACTTTGCATCAAAACCCCACAGGTTAAACTTTTGAATTAAAGTACCAACAGCATCATGAAACTTTACATTTCCTGTTAGTGCATCTTTTACTTTTACTTTTTTGTAAACTTCATTGTTTACTAATAAAGTAATCTCGTCAGTTGCTTTGTTAAAAGTTATAGTCAAGTTTTGTGCACTTGATGTAAACTTATCTTTTTTTACTTCCCACTCTTCTTTTAGTACCAGTGGTTGGTTCTCTTGTGTTGCCATATGGCCTCCTCTTTGTTATTATTAGTCTGTATATTTATATAAACATTTTAATGGGATATGCAAGTAAATAATAAGGTAGGATATTATAGGATATTATGACAAAATTTATATTAGTAATGTATATGTGTAGTATGGTCAGTGGCAAATGTCCAAGTAGTCATATACCTGGTTTTGAATTTGATACACATTCAGATTGTGTATTGAATGGTTATAAAATAGCCCATAGCACATTTAAATCATTAGAAGCTAATGAAGAGTGGGATGAAGAATACGTAGAAAACAACAAAATTGTTGTTAGATTTGACTGTAAAGCCATACAAGTGCCTCAAGAAAAGTTAATAATACCACCAAAAAAACCAAAAATTAGTGCATAGTTGCAATTACATCACAAATTGATATATAATACCTTATGAAGCACTATCGCATCCAAGTTAAATACAAAAATTTGTATGTCGATGAGATCGTTAGTGCTGATAATGATAAGACCGCTCTTGAATGTTTTGTAAAGAAGGTTGATTCAGGAGAAGTAATAGAGAATGAAGGTGCTGGGTTTGAAAATCCTGATATCTTTTTCTTAACCTTCGAAGAGGTAAACCGAGATGGCCCTACAAAAGTTAATATCGGAGAAGCTTCAGTTGGAGTCCAAGTGGGCAACACAAGCGTTGGCACAGGGTAGAGTTACTCCAGACATGAAGTGGATGGATATTGAAATCAAAGATCTTAGAAAAAAGATCAATGATCAAAGTGTTGAAGACGCACAAAAAGGTCTTTTAGATATAGCTAGCTAAACTAGCTTAAAAAAAAACAATTTTTTACCTAAGACTACTGCGCTCTAAATTTTAAAAAAAGCATTCGTTGTCGCATCTAGAATGTAACCCCTGCTGTAGGCATTGCTCTATTATTCAATAAAAATAATTTTGTAAAAAACTCATATGATATAATAGATAAAAAAAAATAAGGAGAGCAAATGTGGTATCACCCAAACTATTATAAAGAACTTAATAAAATCCGCGAAAGCGAAAAAAAGAAAGAAGAGGAAAACAAGAAGGACAAGGAATCTTCCGAACAATTTCAAGATCCTCAATCTCAAGAATAATTTTTGAGCCCTTGCATTCTTTGCAGGGGCTATTATTCCTTTGCTTCTCCCCAGGATCTTCCGAGTGCAATATCAACTTTTGAAGGAACTTTAAGACTTTCCATTGCATTTTCCATTAACTCCTTAACATTTTTAACATCTGATTCTTTATCTATAGAAAAACATAACTCATCGTGAATTTGTAATAAAGGTTTATAACCTGCCTTATAACAATTAATCATAGCTTGTTTTGTTTGGTCAGCTGCAGATCCTTGTATCAATCTATTTAAAGCTTTGTAAGTAAAAGCCCTCCTGATGTTATTTCCATATATTGCTTTAGCCTCTTCATACTGCATGGCCTTATTCATTCCGAAGGTAGCAGGCTCCCACATATCAAATCTGCATCTACGTCCTCCTATGGTCCTTATAAAGCCATATTTTGAGGCACTGTTGGTTACTTCTGTAGCTAATCTCTTTACAAAAGGAACTCTCTCTCCATATTGTCTTAAAAGAGCTTCAGCTCTATCTTTATTAATACCTAATTCCTTACCTAGTTTAGCTTTTCCCATACCATAAAATAAACCTAAATTAATTGTTTTAGCCTGTGTTCTAGTGATACCAGCCATATCAGCTACAATCTGGTGAAAGTCAGCAGATTCATTTTTGTAAGCTTCAATAAACTCCGCTGCACCTTCAAAATGGTCATTGACAGATGCAGCGTAGTGAGCAACAAGCCTAGGCTCCTGTTGTGAGTAGTCGAAACTACCCCATTGCCTACCTTCTTCAGGTAGAAACAAGCT